TCAACATCGAACTGCTCCGCCGGTATCATCCACGGTTCTCCTGCCGTGCCGGATTTCACATAGCTGTCAAGTAATCTTTGACGCCCTTCTGGACTGGAAAACTCCTCCGTCATGGCATCCACCTTGACGATGATGGACGGCTTGTACTCGCTGGACATAAACGCATTTGTGGTAGCCCTGCCTTGCTTCAAGCCGTTTGCAATGTCACGGAGTGACACTCGCAGCCCCATTCCCTTCCACGGATAGTACTTGTCAGGAAGATACCGGAAATGAAGCACCTCAGACGGGTCAAACACCTTGCCGTTTACGCTCACTGTGTATCCATATCCGACCGAGTTCGCTGTGTAAATGACGTTCCCTGCTGGGATAGGCTCCAGGCTGCCGAGATAGCCGTCTGATGTTCGTGGCAGAACGATTGCGTTACCATCGCCATACACCAGCATGGTCATCACGACAAACTGCATCAGCTCCGCACGGTTCATATAGGCGTTCGGCTCGATGTCAATGCGTCTTGACAGCTCGTTCACGATGCGGATGTCGCCGTTCTCCGTGTTCTGCATCAGGTGGATGGTAATGCTCCCGATGATCTGTGCGATTTTCCACGCCGCAGTCATGATCTCCGGGCATCTGTCCAGTGATGTATACCCCGGCACGCACAGTGAATCGCCGTCATTCAGCAGCCATGCAACACCAACATTCCGCTTCTGGGGAGTGTCCCGGCTTTTGGTTCTTGCTTTGATATGTGGCATTTAACCAGTCCTTTCATCAATCAAAAAAAGCTCAGTTGCTTATCCACAGCAAGCTTTTTCGTGCAAAATAATTTTTCCGTTTCTTGCTTTCTGCTGTTAGGCGATAACAGGCTTGCTCGATTCCATTCCGCTATAACGTGGAAATTTTCCGGCATCCAGTATTCCGAGATGAAAACCGGAAACGGTCTGGACAGTGCCCAAGAATAAAACGCATCATATTCAAAATCGTTGTTGTATGAGCTTGTATCCCGGTATGGAATATCACAGTACACGACTGCATTATCCGGAATTTCTACTTGCTCGTAGGAAAGATTATACAGATCCAGTCTTTCCAGTCTTTCCAGTCTTTCCAGGCTTTCCAGGCTTTGCAGGCTTTCCAGGCTTTGCAGGCTTTGCAGGCTTTGCAGGCTTTCCAGGCTTTGCAGGCTTTGCAGGCTTTGCCATAACGTTGACAGTCCAACAACATCGTCAAAATCTCTTTCAAGCGCTGGCATGATTTCCTGCATCTTGATATAGTTCTCTCGTGTCGGAAATTCCCATTGGCTTCGCCCGAAGTAATGCCCTGCCATGCCATTTGTGCCGAGGTGCTTGTCAACATCGGAGGACTTCAAGCCGGAATGGTCTCTTGCATCTATCAGATACTGCCGCAGCCGTTCGCTTTCCTCCTTGATATTCTGTTCAAGATCCTCTTTACGGAGATTGAACTCCTTATCTGACAGCATGACATTTTTCATGTACCACTTGATGTACTTCTGCTTGTATTCGTCCTTGTGTGATGTGATATCTTTCCGTGTGCCGTCTGTATGGATGCCGAACTTTTCCATTTCGGAAAAATCGCCGTGAGCTCTTGCATAGTGTAGTGCTTTCTTCCACGGTTCTATTTCCTTTGAGTAGGCGTAATCTTTACATCCGTTCCCGAACGAAAAACAACACGCCGCATAGAAATCGGAATCCTTCAGCGCAAAGAAATCCTCACGGCTGATCCAGCGTTTTTCTTTGGCATACTCTCCGGATACTGCTTTTCGGAACCCGTCATATACGACCGGATCAAGCTCGTTATAGATAGCCTTCCGGAACTTCCCAGATGTCAGAGCACAGTCCGTCATAGCTCCTCCGCCGCCAAACAAATCAACAAATATTTCCGCATCCGGCAGAACGTGCATAATGCCTTCTGCGATTTTATCCTTGCTACCCTTGTATGGCATTCCGTACTTTGCGCCCATTCTCCCTCCGTGCGTTTACTGCGCCCAGATTGCTTCATATGCGCTGTTTGTTTTTACCCTGTAGTTTTACGGATGCACTCCGTAAAACGTCATACGATTGATTCTGCAAGCTCTCAGTGAAGCTCTAACGAGAACTTATCCTCCAAACCACTGCTTTGCTCGTGCGCTTCGTGCCTTGCGGTCTTCCATCGCTTCCGCGTACCGGACGGCGGCAAACACGCTTGCGTCAAAAAGGTCAATGCGTTTTGTCTTTTCGATTTTTTCATACTGCACCATGTCGTCCGTCTTCTCGATTGCTGCGACATTTTCCACGCAGTACTCATACGCCTCCGAGTGCAGATAGTACAGCTTTCCGTCAAGGGTTGCCTTCTCGATGAGGCGGAACCCTTCTGACTTCTTGATGTAAAGCTGTGGCTGATCCACAACGCGGAACCCTGCGGCTTTCATTTCGACATAGTATTTCCGGGCGAATTTGCGGTCGTGTCCGACCTCCGCGATTTTGAATCCCATCGACCGCATCTGCTGATACCATGCGATAACGTCCGATTCGTTGACCGTCGGCGTGTTGCACATCGTCAGCCAGCCGTCCTCCTGCCAGCCAAACAGCGGGATACTGTCCTCGTCTGCCTTTGCCGCTGCCTGCGTGACCGGGAAGAATCCGTGCGTGATGATGATAAACACATCCGCAGCGGGGTAGTATCCGAAAAGTGCAGCCGCCGTCAGGTCGTACATGCGAGAGAGGTCGGACCCGCCGAACCACTCAATGTCGAGCTTTGCAAGCTCCGCCATTGTCCACTTGTACTTGCTGTCAGACGCACGGAACTTCGACAGATCGAACCACGCACGCATCGCGCTGGTGTAGATGTTCAGTCGGCGGGACAGGAAATCTTTCCGCTTCTGCGGGTCGTTCATCGCCTGTCTTGCATCGTTCATGATGCTCTCCGGCCGGATCGTCACGCCGTAGCTGAGGTTTGCCTTCTGGTGCTGGATGGGGTCAAGGTAGTCCACGTCACCGTTTTCATCCTGATCGGCGCGGGCAACGAGAGAAAAAAACGAATCATCCTTTACCGTGCCGTTTGCGACACTCACCGCATACTGCATATGCCGGTAGCCGAAGGAGTTGATGTTGTCCCCGGCGGTCGTGATGCCGATCATGAGCTTGTTGGTATAAGCTTCCTGTGCCTCCTTGAAGCGCATATACTGACCGGTCTTTTTGTAGGCAGCAAGCTCGTCCGCAATAGCAAAGTTGCAGTTGAACGAATCCTGCGAATCAGGATTTGTGGGGAGTGCTTCAATATAGATGCTCGACCCGTCTGCGAACTCATAGCTGATCGAGTGCCCGAAGGAGTTGTCGCGGATCTTGAACTCCTTGTCCAGTCCGGAGCGGTGCATGTTGTACTTCAAAAAGCTGAAGCTCTCCAGCGCCTGTTTCAAAGCTGCCGCCACGATGTAGCAGACAGATCCTGATTTACGCTGCAAGAGAGACACTGCCCACGCAAGGGATGCGATAAAGGTCGTTTTGGAGTTTTTCCTTCCGACCATGATAAACGCCTCTTTGTACTTGCGCTCCTGCGTTCCTTTGTAGTAAAAACCAAGGAGGTTGAAGATTGTGAAGATCATCCAGTCGAGCAGCTCCACCGGCTTGCCGGCAAGCGGCGTGCCGTCCAGCTTCTCACCCTTCTTAAAGACAAGGGTTTTCTGAATGATGTTGATGACCATGTTAGGGTCTGCTGTCCGCATCTCCAGGTCGTCTCGCTCAATGTCATCGAGGTAGCGCTGACATGCGCAGACAACCTCCGCCCCGGCAATACGTTCACCGGAAACACAGTCCCGTGCGAAAATGTCAGCAACGGGTTTGTAATCCTTAGCCACCCAGTTTCTCCAGCAGCTCAGCCACTGGTGACTCCTTCTGCTGTTTCAGAGCTTGGTCGTCGATTGCTTTCAGACCTTTCGGCGTCAGGCCCAGGTCACGCCAGTAAGTAAGCGCCTGCGTGTTGAGTTCCGTCCACAAAACGAAAAGCGGATTTTTGCACGGGTTGACAGCGCCCCGGTCTGATGTTTTGGTGATGATATACTTTTCGCCATCCTCGACAAACTGTGCATAGACTGCATCACGGTTCGCGAGGATTTTCGCTGCGGATCTGATTGCCGGTTCAAAAATCGGCTGGTATGTTCCGGCTTCCTTTGTCAGATCTTTAATTTTGCTCATCCATCGCTTTTCGGTCATGGTCTTCACTCCTTTCGGGGTAATTTCAACATTTTTAAGCCTTGTGTATATAAAACGCCCCCTGCCCCGTTACCCACCGGGCATTTTCAGAAATTGAAGAATAGGGGGGATTATGTGAAACATTTTTGTGAAACAAAATAAAAATGGACTACAAGCCCAAAAGCTCATAGTCCATTGACTGTCTCCGCATTTCTACAAATGCGTCGCTGTGTTCAGTTGTTCCCAGTCTCACGCAGTCGGCGCTTGACCTCTATGATGACGATCTTTCCTTTCTCGGCTTTGACCTCGGCGCTGTTGCCTTTGGAAATGATTTGCAAAATCGTCCGTATGTGCATCGGCGTAAACTCCATTATATCACTCCTTGTACTGATCCGGAATCTCTCTCCCATACTTCCGGCACGTCCTGCGCAGAAGCTCTGCCCCTGCCGGTGAAAGTTTTCCGCTTGTGCGATCGTGCATAGTGTCGTGTACGGATGCCGATAGTGATATCAGGTTCCAGTCCGATAGCTGATACTCCGGAAACTCGTCCCGTGGGAAGATATGATGCACGGTATCAGCCTGAACCGTTTTCCCGTATCGCTTTGATATTTGGCACAAGTACCCATCCCGCCGAAGTATCTTTGCACGTTTTCGCTCCCATCGAGCGCACCTGTAAAAGTTTATCATTCTGAAACCTCGCACATCCACACAGGGAAAGTTCGGAAAGACCTGTGCAGATGTGTAAGTTTTCAAAAACTAGGAGGAAAGCAACGGGCAGCGACCGTCCCGACTTGCGCCGGGACGTAAAGCTTCGCCTGCACATTGCCCGTGCTTTAACTGTAGTATACAAAATGTTGCTAAAAAAGTCAAGTGTTTGCACCTATGTTGATACATTTTCCGAGGATCAGGTAGTCGCAGGACACGCCGCA